TACCAGTTTGAAAGAGTTCTGCTGAGATCTGTCTGCCTCGGGTTGTTTGAACAGAATCAATCAGGTTAGAGACATCCACTACGAGGCTTGCAGGGCTATCTGAGAGGACATCAGCACCATCTAGGGTTGATGAGTCCAGAATAAATGGATAACCGAAACTAGCCCCTGTGGAGAAGTCAATAACTACATTGATGACTGGTCTGGTCATAGAGTTCCAGCCTGAGTCAATGCATCGCCTCGGCGGTTTAACTTGATGAGAGAATCTTGCACTAGAGTGATAAGTTCTTCTGGATTGGCCACAGTGTTAGCGTAGATATTAACCGTTGCTGCCTTTGTCTCAGATTCACGGAATGACTGTAGAGCACCAGAATTGCTATATAAAGAACTAGCCTGCAATGCGGCAGTTTGAGCAGCAGTGTCCATATCTAGTAAATCAGCAAAAGCGTTAGCTCGCGCTGCTGCCGCTTCAGCATATTCAAGAATGGCATCAATAGAACCTTGCGCTGCAACTGCCTTGCTAATAGGAGCAATGTAGTCTCCCGCTGGAATTCCAGAACCAAGTGTGCCGCTGGTCGGAACCTTAGAAGTCGCTGCTGCATTAGCCTGTGCCAGCAAGCGAAGCATCTCCTGAATGGTAGCCAGAGCCTTATCAAGGTTGGATTGATTTACTAGATCAACAGGCTTGAGGGTATCAAGAACTGATTTGATATCCACTAGCTTAGCGTTCTGCCCTGACAAAGCATTAAGCACCTTGAGATCTGCATTAAGCTTAGCCGTAGCTGCAATGATTGCTTGCTCGTCCTTAGCTGCGATTGCATCTTCAAGGGCAAGTATCGACTTCTTAACATTAAGACGTGCTACGTCTGTAGCAATCTGCATCTGTTGAGCAGCTGAGGTTGCTTCACCTAGCAATTTAGCTTGATTAGCCAGAGCTGCTGCAATTTGAATCTTTTCAATATCGAAAACATTGTCACTCTTACCAAGAGCAATGTTGGCTTTATCGATAGCCGCTGCAAGCTTCTTGTCTTTTAGGATCTTAGCTTGGCTAGCTGCCTGATCTTTAATATATTTAGCTAAAGCCTTAGCACGATCAAGAGCAACTTTCTCAGCCTTAGCGCGGGCATCTGCGATCTTTTGAGCATCCGCATAAAATGTGCTGCCATTGAATCCAGCTGACGGTGCTGCCATAGAAGAAACTGCTGTAGAAGTTTTCTTCATAAAGCCAGACGGATCGCCTTCAATCAGAAGGTCTGCAAGAGGTTGAGTCTTTTCAACGAACCAAGCTAGGCCTTTAGCAGCAAAATTAAGAGGAGTATTAATCGCTCTGATAACTGCTGCTATATTCTTAGAGAATTCAGCTGTGTTCTCAGCTGCCTCTAACATTGTATCTGCTAGCTCTTGAACAGTGGTATCGCCTGAAAGAACCATCAAAGAATCAATGATGCCTTTACCGATAATTTCCTGTGCCTGGTTTCCAGCCTCGGTCAAAATCAGAAGCTGTCCAGAGTAGGTCGCTGCTGCTGAGGTTGCTGCGCCTGCAAAATTCTTATTGAGCTTATCCTGAATAGTGTTGAAATCACTAGCGGCTAATTCTGATTGCGTTAGGCCTAGATTGTATTTCTTGAGAGCCTTTGTGTTGCCTAGATAAGCTTGAGATAGGCCGACTGCGACATCTGCAACATCAAGGCCTAAAGATGAAGAAACGTCAAGAGCTGTATTCATGATCTCTTGAGACTTAGCAGCAGAGCCAGTAGCACTCAGCAAGGCTTGCATTGCTGGCACAGCCTTATCGCCTGTTACACCATACAGTCTGCCGATTTCATTGATGTAGCTATCGATTGCAGGTTGCTCGAAAGCAAGACCTAAATTCTTAACTGTATTGACTAGGACTGCGCTTTCGCGCTCCGCATCCATGAAAGCACGAACTGATTGCTTACCAAATTGAACTACAGCCTGTGTACCAAATGCCAGACCGAAAGTACCAGCAAGCTTCTTTACGCTGCTGTTAAGTTTTGCTGCTGCTGAATCAGCTTGCTTGAAAGCTCCCTTGCCAGTGAACTGTGCGGCAATGTCAATAATAATGTTGCTCATGCGGACTCCCTTGAGCTGCTGACAGTAGCTCTCTTATTTAACTTTATTGTGGCTGTCTCAATAGCCTTAAAGATTGCTGCTGTCTGTTTTCCTTCGTCCTGCTCCCAGGCACGGAATAGGACGCGTCCACGCATATCTTGACCATCGCGCTTGCGACCATACAAAGCTCCCTGACGGCTAATAAAGTTCTTGCCTGCACCAGGGTTATTTGATTTGCTTGCTGGATCTCCTTGAGGATTTTTGCGTCCAGCAGTTTCATAAATAGCACCAGCGGCTGATGAGTTCTTTACTCTAAACAATGATCTAAAGCCTTTAGAGTTAGGCTTGCCATAACCAGTACGATAGACAATTCCACGCTTGATAGTTGCTGCATCGTAAAGCGGGAACATGCGTAGACGGCCTTCTGTGTTGAAGGTTCTAAACATGGATGTCTTAGCGGTGATCGCTCGACCCTTGCTGTTTTCATTCCAGTTATACAGGCCGCCTGGAGCTACGCTAGGCACAAAGCCGCGAGCAGTGCTTTGAATCACTTTCAGAGATGATGTGATCTCAGCAGTCAATTCTTTAGCTAGATCTGGTGCGAACTTATTCAAAGCCTTGCGAAGTTCAATTACGCCTTTTGCTTCTACTGGCATCTTTGATCTCCTTCGCTTCGTCTTTGAGACCCTGGACTAGAGCATCTAGCATGGTCTTATCTAGTTCTAATAAGTGCTGTGGCGCAATCCCCAACCTAATGCTCAAGCGAGCAATTAGATAGGTGAATGGAAGATCGCGCTTTAAGCTAAAGGGTCTGAATCCTCGACAGAAACCGATTTGAGGGTTTCTATGAAGTCCATACCGAAAGGCTTAACAGTTTCACCTGACCTGCGTGTTACTTCCCAGGCAAGCCAATAGACCATGCTCTGCATCTCGTCATCGCGAAACGCCTTATGGAAACCCTTTTTATGGTGTGATTCAAATGCGAATTCCACAGCTGGTGTGATTTCGCCTTCTAGCACACTTCCATCATTACGAACGATCTTTAGTCTTGCCATAGTTTTGCCCCTTTGTTAGTTGTTAGGAAATTGCCTTAGTTACTGTGCCGTTTACAGTCCATGTTACTGACTGTGTTGATAGGTCTGCGACTGCACCATTTACAGGTGTTAGGCCGTTTACCAAGCATGACATTGTAAAGAGAGGGTTGCCAGCTGATGTTGCAGCTGATGAGTTCTTTACTGTTACTGTGACTGAATCGCCCCAGTTTGAAACTAGAGTTGCTAGAACTCCTGATGTTCCATTGTCATTTAGAAAGTCGATTGTAATTGAATTTGCCTCTAGGCCTTTTACGAATTCGTGACCACCTGAGCCCATTGAAGTGACTTCAAGCTCATCATAGTTCAAGTTCAAGGTTGCTGATGTTACAAATTCTGAGAGATCCACACCGTCTACGGTGAGAACTACTCCGTTGTTTAGAAATACTGCCACGGTGTCTACTCCTCTATTGTTTCTTTAGCTATTGGTTTTGGTTTTGGATCTGCCTTAGGTTTTTCAACTGCTGGCTTAATCTGACCGATCTTGATCAGAAACTTTTCGTTATTCTTTTCCCACTCGGACATTCTAGCTCCAACTCGTTAAAATACTGACCGACATCTCACACGACAAAAGTTCACCTGAGGCCGCGTTGAGAACACTAGGTGCACTCACTTCACTTACATTGTACGTTAAACCTGATGTGTGTAGCTTGTTAAACACGGCAACAACAAATTCTTCAATGCCGTTCAAATTCCCCTGGTTATCAAATAGCGCGGTGGTGATCATGATCTTGAAGTGCGCCATTGGTGCAATAGTGTTTTGGCTATTGTTATTGGGTGTGAGATACGGATTGTCTGGACTGACAATTACTGAATTTGCAAGTACCGTTGCTGGTGGAAATGCAAATGTTTGATAAAGAGAATTGTCTACTAAAGCTGTCGCTAAAGTAGTACGAAGTGTCGTGATGGCTGCTGTCATGGCTAGCCGATCATGCTCGAAGGACTCAGCGCGTGAGCGAGCAATCCTCTGACCTTGCCGAGCAGCTGTGCCGACATTCGGTAAGGCGAGGGCTGGTAATCGACCAAGTTAGAACCAGAAAGAGTTGCGGTTCTACTCTGCCAGATTTCCGTAGCTATCATGAGAGAAGCATTTTGCACAGCTTGATCTAATGTCCAATCGACATAGGTTTCTGCTGCGACTTGACCAAGAGGTTGCACTGGATGATAAATAGCAGGTGTGTTGTTGTTTCCTGTGATTGCGTAAGTGATCGAATCTTCACCTACACCAGTAATTGTTTTAGATCCATTGTGCTTAGATCCGTTTCCTGTAATAACTACAGTCTGTCCTACATAGAAAATCTTTTGAACATCAATATCAAAATATAATGTGCCTGTTGTTGCTGTGTTGCTATGGCCTGAATTAAATTCGTAGTTATTCCATAGCATAGGAAGAAGAACAGAATCTGCTGCATCGCATACAGATTGAAGGGTTGCGTCATCGTACAAAGTGCCAACACCTAAGGTGGAGCGAAGCTCTGCAACTGTTGTTAATGACATTTCAATTCCTTTCTAAAGACTCTGGGGAGTAGAGGGCTACTACTCCCCAGAGCGACTTAGTGTGTAGCGATTAAGCTACTGCGAAGCGGCGTACGCCCTTGCCACTCTTGCCAACATAGATGGCCAAGTAGCCATATAGGTTGATTTCAATTTCGCCTGATGTAAGAACATTCACGCGAAGCTGTGTCTGTGGTGATTCCCATGTGTAAACAGATGCTGGTGCAACCAAGAACGCTGAATCATCAGAGATACCTGATGCAGTGATGTTATGGTCGACAATAAGATCTGTACCAAGCACTCCACCGCGAACTGATGTTGCATTTGCAACACCTGATGCGTTGTATGTAGCACCCTGTGCTGAATACAATGCGCGTCCAGTGGTATCTGCGTATCCTGCGATTGCTGCCCACTGATCTGTAGAGGCAACAAGCTTGTTAGCGAAATCGCCACCAGTTCCCTTGTATGCAGCTGCACCTTCTACAGAAATGAATGACTGTAGTCCTGCTGCTGTTGTTGCAACGTTAGTTGCTGCTGTACCTGATGCAGTAAATGCTGCGATAAGTGCTGCATCTGTTGCCTTCTCGTACGCCTTGCGAAGTTCCACCATCATCAATTCCATAAACTGCGGCGAAGATCTGTCAACGAGCTCAAAACTGACTCGCTGAAGTCCACTGAACTTCTCGACACTCACTGTGTCATAACTTGAGGTCATCCCTGTTTCTGATGGTGCAGCACCTTCGTTTGTATCTGCAACTGTTGGAGCAACGTTAGCAGTTGATGCATTTGTGTAAAGACGAGGAACAGTAAATGACATTCCTGATTCAGTTAATGCATTTCGTGTTACAGCTTCAAATGCAGGGCGTCCTGTAAATGTATCTGTAATGAAAGTATTTAGATGTTGCGGCAAAGTTAGACCAGTATTTGTTGAAGTCGAATCATCCGCTGCGCGAACTGTGCGGCGTGCTTCGTCATCACCAAGTGCTGCCTTGATGTTTGCTTCTAGGTATTGTGCACCTGTAATTGGTGCTACGCGCTCACGCACGAATGTAGTTGCTGTGACCACAGGGCGAGCAGCTTCAACCGCTGCTGCTTCTACTGCTGGTGCTGCAACTGTCTCTGGAGTATTTTCCACAGCTGTCTCGCTTTCGGTTTCTGTTTCGGTTTCAATCTCTACGATTGTCGTA